TTGTCCGGATCAAGGCCGAGATCGGCGACTTCCGCAAGAACATGGCGGAAGCATCGAAGGTCACGGCCGAGGTCGGTAAGACCGCGACGGAGACGGCCGCCAAGTCCACGTCGGCTCTTGGTCAGATGGTTCAGTCAGCGTCCAAGCATGAAGAGGCGTGGTCCAAGTCCGGCGGGGCCCTTCTCGGATTCGGTGCGGCCGTCTCGGTCGGTGTTGGCCTGGCCATCAAGTCCTATGCTGAGTTCGACAAGGCCATGTCTGAGGTCAAGGCAGCTACCCACGCCTCGGCCGGGGACATGGAACTCCTACGCGGCGCCGCGATCAAAGCCGGGGCCGATACCGCGTACTCTGCGCGGGAAGCTGCGGACGCCATAACGGAGCTGTCCAAGGCTGGAGTTTCGACCAAGGACATCCTGTCCGGCGGACTCGACGGGGCACTTTCTCTGGCGGCAGCTGGCTCCCTTGAAGTTGCCGATGCTGCCGAGCTTGCTGCTACCGCCATGGTCCAGTTCAAGCTCAAGGGCGACCAGATCCCGCACCTCGCGGACCTCCTGGCCGCGGGCGCAGGCAAGGCCCAGGGCTCCGTGCAGGACCTTGGCGCCGCTCTCGGGCAGAGCGGACTGATCGCGGCCTCGACTGGCCTGTCCATCGAGGAGACCACCGGTGGCCTCGCGGCCTTCGCATCTGCTGGCCTGCTGGGTTCCGACGCGGGCACATCATTCAAGACGATGCTGCAGTCACTCACTCCGAACTCGGCCGCCGCTGCGACTGAGATGGAGAAGCTGGGCATCCACGCCTACGACAGCCAGGGCAAGTTCATTGGCCTGTCAAAGTTCGCTGGGAACTTGCAGGAGTCCATGAAGGGACTCTCGGACGAGCAGCGCAACGCGTCCATGAAGATTATCTTCGGGTCTGACGCTGTTCGTGCCGCGAACGTCCTTTACGAGCAGGGCGCGAAGGGTATCTCGGACTGGACCGCCAAGGTCAACGATTCCGGATATGCGGCAGCAACGGCAGCTATCAAGCAGGACAACCTTGCCGGGGACATCGAGAAGGTTGGCGGGTCGCTCGATTCCGTGTTCCTGAAATCGGGTTCCGGGGCAAACGAGGTCCTCCGGTCCCTTGCTCAGAGCGCTGACGCACTGCTGGGCTCCATCGGCCAGATCCCTGGCCCGCTTCTGCAGACCGGGCTTGGCTTGACGGCTACAGCTGGCGGCGCAGCCCTCGTCGGGGGTGCCTTCCTGACTACGTTCCCGAAGGTCCTCGAAACGAAGCGGGCCTTCGATGAACTGCGGGAGTCTTCACCGAAGCTCGCCGGCGGGCTCGGCAAGGTAAGCAAGGCAGCAGGTATCGCTGCTGGAACTCTCGTTGCGTTGCAGATCGCGGGTGCGATCTCGAAGTCGTGGGCTGGTGACACGAAGACCGTTGAGGACTACGCGCAGGCGTTCCTAACCCTTCAGACTTCCACATCGGATCTCGACGCTGTCGTGAGGAACACGGGCGGTCTCGGAACCCAGATCAACGGCGTCGGTGATGCTCTGGTCCGGGTGAACGATTTCGACTGGTACGACAACCTGAACAACTGGGCTGGCGACATGCTCGGCGGCACCTCCCGGACACAGGAGTTCCGGGACAGCGTCAAGGGACTCGACAACACCCTCGTTGGACTCGTCCAGAATGGCGGGTCGGAGAAGGCTGGGCAGTCGTTCAAGATCCTTGCGGAGGAAGCGGACAAGTCCGCCAAGGCTCAAGGTAAGGCCGGAATGTCCATAGAGGACATGTTGAAGGTCATGCCCCAGTACACGGAGGAGCTCAAGCGGCAGGGAACAGCCCTGGGCCTGAAGCTAACCGACGAAGAACTGCACGACCTGGCGCTCGGCAAGATCCCTGCACGCATGGAAGCGATCACAAGGACAACTGAGGGTGCGGCCAAGGCCGAGGAATACCAAGCCCAGATGACAGAGGAAGCAGCGAAGCAGCTGGAGGACATGGGCCTCTCAGCTGACGGCACCATTGTGAGCCTGGGTAACTTCACCACGGCGCTATTCGCTGCCGGGCTCCTGACTCTCTCGTCCCGTGATGCCGTGGCAAAGTTCGAGGAGGGGCTTGATGGGCTGAAGGCTAAGACCGAAGAGATCATGGCCACTGAGCAGGCCCATGGCGGCGTCCTCAATCAGAACCGCACGGATTTCGACGCGACATCGGAAGCCGGCCGCGCAGCCAACGCTGTGATGTCTGACATGACTCAGCGCGGACTCAGCGCGGCCGAAGCTATGGCCAAGAACGGGGAGTCGCAGGAAGCAGTTCAGGGCCAACTGGACAAAACCTACGATGCCATGGTCCAGACCGCTATCGGTTTCGGGCTCGGCAAGACCGAAGCTGAGGACCTGACCAGTTCAATCCTCCATATCCCGCCGGGCGTTGACATCAAAACGTGGATGTCCGACGAAGCCAAACGCATGGCTGAGCAAACCAAGGGCGCGATTGATCTCATCCCGAGGGATGTACTGATCAGCATCCGGGAGGAAACTCACCGGATCGCGTACGAGCAGCGCGTCGTGGACTCCGGAGGGAACGAGCCTGATGGTGGCGGCCTTTATGGGTCTGATCGGCGGCGCGACGGTGGTCTGATCAACTTCGCGAAGGGCGGCCAGTACAAGGGCTACGCGGCGGCGGGTTATGTACGGGGACCGGGTACGGGTACCTCGGATGAGATCAACGCCCGTCTTTCCAATGGCGAGTACGTCATCCGCGCCTCGAAGGTTGCTCAGTACGGCGTAAGAACCTTTGACGCCTACAACAACGGGTACGCTGCCCCGTCGAAGTCCATGGCTGGCGGGTACGGGCAGGCGCAGTCCTTCAGCGGGTTCGGCGGTTCGTCCGCACCCGCCCCTATAAGCCTGGGCGACACCATCGTCTACGTCACCAACCCCTTCACCGGGGAGCAGGTCCGCGCCATCGTCACATCTGTGGCCAGGCAAGAAGCCGCCGTGGTGGTTAGCGCTGCTGACGCGCAGGCCCAAAACATGAGAACGGGGAGGCGCTGATGGTTGCTGTAACAGTTGAGGCCCTGATGGGCATCCCTGACGGGGCCGGGATCACGATCACCGACCTCGGTGTGGGTAACAGTGTCGTGACGCTGTGGCAGCTATCGGAGAAGCTTCGGAAGCCGGTGCAGGGTCACCGGCGGGTGGTCATGAATGACGCCTCGTACGTGGTGGATCACTTCCCCCCTTTAGGGAGGGACGTAACCTATGAGGTTGAGGTTCTGAGCGGGCCGCTGGGCCCGTCCCGGACTACGTCGGCCCCCGCGGTCGTCCCGTCGACCACGGGTTGGCTGAGTGACGCGTTGGTGCCCCAGAACTCGGTGCCACTCGTGGGGACCCGCACGGACAACAACGACATCTACCTGCGGGGGGAAGCGTTAGCTGCTTTGGAGCGCAGCGCCGAGGTGTCGATGTACAAGATCATGGGCGACAGCGAGCCGATGGCACTCTTCGGGGAACGCATGGCCGCCAAGGGTATCGACACCAGCGTTGGCACCCGCTCCGCTGAGGAGAACGCCCGGCTGGAAGACCTCCTGTCCTCCACCGGGCAGCTCGTGTTCAGGCCCTTGCCGGAGTGGGGCGACATCGGGCTGCAGGGCACAATGTACCTCGCTAACGCGACGTACCGCCGGATCGACGTGAACAGGCGGATGGGCGGGGACCTCACCTGGTGGGAACTCAAGTCCGACCAGGTCGCCGCCCCCACCATCCGCGTCCTCACCGGCACGTTCACGTACGGCGACGTCGAACTGCTCATGACGACGTACCAGCAGAAGCAGGACGCGATGGCCGGCAAAACCTATCTGGACGATTTGAAGAACCCGCTGGGAGGCTGATATGCGCCTGATCGATGAGTCCACCAGCATCGCCCTGAAGGGTTCCCGGCCCGGTGATAACTGGCTGGCATGGGCGTGGCGCGGCAGCCAGCTGATCGTTCCAGAACCGTTGCAGATCATTGGCTGGTCAGGGACGGACACCGCCCGGGACAGCACCAAGATCGGGCAGGAGCTTACCATCACCGTGGCGGACCCTGACGGGACGTTGGGCGCCTGGCGGTATGAGGACCCACTGTCCGTGGCCGGCACCAAGGTCCAGCTGATCTACCGGGTGGGCGGGGCCGGTGCGGTGAACTTCGGCTGGTTCCGGGTCACCGAGAACGAACCGGACGAGGTCATCGACAGCCGAGTGATCGACGAGTACGGGTATGTGGAACCGGACGGCGACCTGCCCCCGCACAAACGCCGCGTGTTCTTCACCCGGGCTGTGGTCAAGTTGACGTTGAAGGACCTGACGATCAACCCGGATCTGGACAAGCTCGAGTCTCCGGAATCACCAGCATCCGGGTCAACGATCGTCGGGGAGTTTCAGCGGCTCACCGCCGACTACTTCCCCACTGTCGTTGACGCTGGCGTAGTTGACAGGCCGGTGTCCACTAAACTCGTGCTCGACAAGGAACGGCTCGAAGCCGGACAGGACCTGCTGGGCAGGATCTCGGCCGGGTACCGGATGGGCGGCGACGGGGAATGCCACATCTACCCTTACGACACCGCCCCTGTGCTTCGTATCGAACCGCGGGCGGCATTGATCTCGGTCAAGCGGAAGCAGTCGCTCACGGGACTGTACAACCGGTGGGTGGTGGAGGGCAAGCAGTCCAGCGACGGCCAGCCCGTCCGTGCCGCGGCGAACCTGCAGGCTGGGCCTCTCGCCTACGGCGGCGACCACGGCAAGGCCCCTTTTCAATACCAGTCCGAAATGATCGAAACGTACGAGCAGGCATCCGACTACGCCATTCAGCTGCGGGACAAGTTCCTCAGCACTTTGGCGCTGGAGCTTACCGTCGATATCACCCCGCACCCTGCCCTGCAGGCCGGGGACCGGGTCGAGATCGGCTGCCCGGTCGCTGCCGGACACGTCGTCTACTTCACCGGATCACTCACCGGCATCTCTCGCAGCGGTGACACCCTCCCCCGGGACACCCGACTAACGGTCTCCTGCAGTTACCTGGACGTCCTCGCCGGGCTTGCCCGCACTGACTGGGCGCAACACCTAACGGGCGAACGCCCGGAACTCACATGGGACCGGATGCCAGCAACTTGGGGCACCCTGCCCGACATCACTTGGACCGAACTTCCCTAGGAGGACCTATGCCCGGCATGCCGAACATGATGGCCGCCATGCCGGGCGGAAACACCCACCGCACCTACGGGACCGCGTACTGGGACGGCGCCCGGTGGTGGGCGAAGATGGGCGAGGGCCCGAACAACATGCTGGACGCCCGCTGGTTGGACCCGATCCAGCCTTTGCAGGGCGGCAAGATCGTCGTGGACATCACCAAGGACGAGTACGGTGGGTCCACGGCACTGGTGATCGGCGGGTACACGGACCAGCCGCGCCCCTCCACTGGGACGGTGGAGGGGGTCATTCCCGGCGGCCCCGCCACGGAGCTGGTAATCCTGGGCGACGACGGCGTCGAGTACACCACGGACCGGTTCATTGGTGCCACATCACCCGGCGATCCCGTGTACCTCACGTGGGATGCCGCCAAGCCCACAGTGATCGGCGTGATCCCGTCCAGCCTGCCACCGGACGCACCACCGACACCGTCCCCCGCACCGGCCAACCCTCCCGGGTCGGAGACCCTGATCGCCTCGGCTTCTGACACGTGGTGGGGGCCCGGCGGGTGGGGGTCCTACGCGACCAGCCGCAGCGGCGGCGAAGACGTCTACTCAGGGACTTGGTACGG